TTACCATAGTAATTTGTGATAAAAGAGCGCAATTATCTTATCAATTTTTTTGATTAAAATTTGGAATGTTTGGGAGTAGAAAAATGGTGCCCGGGGCCAGAATGGAATAAGAACCCTAAATTATTGATTAATAACAATATATAAAACAGGTAAAAACAATGATGTTACTACCTGTGTTACTAAAAAGGCCCCATGGCTATGTATCTTTTATAAGTCTTGATCAGCGCCCATATTCGACAAATCGGTTAATGCTTCTCTCTGCTCTTCTTCGATAATGTCTCTTATCTCCTGTTCACTTGTAAGTTGGGTTAAAAGAGGAGCGCATCTACGGGGAACTAGAAGCAATCTGGCTTTTGTATCTAATACCAGGTTTACTAACATTTTTTCAATTTCTTCTCTGGGTATCAAATCGCCGCGTTTCTTACCAGCTTCAAGTTCAACAAGCGTTGTCTCTGCTGCAAGTTTTCTGCGCTTTAACTCGTCATCGGTAACACTCGATAAGTCACCAGTCGCGTTTATTATCGCTTGCTCTTTTTCCCATTCAAAAACAGCTGCGGTATCAAACGTCCACTCTCTACCGCGACCACCTCTTTGTTCAAAAGGCATTCCCTTACTTACTTTACTTGTGATCGTAGGTAGTGAAACCCCTAAGATCTCCGCCAGCTCTGCTCTATTTACTTGTGCCATAATTTAAAAGAAAACAAAAAATCGAATTTGGAAATGCTCGCACAAGGCAAATTCTGCGCTGCTGCGAACCCGTATGCCAGAAACTCAAAAGGACCCATTTTTTAGGTCCTTACTGCCTTAAGCTGGCCTGTTTTGATGCCGCCTTAATGCTCTTACTATCTTTTTCGGACTGCGCTCTATTGCTTTGACTATCTGATCATCTGTCAAGTTGGCGCCATTCACTACATAAGAAATTTGTGGAGCAGCTGAAGCGCCTTGGTCTCTTGTTAAATCGATAACCTTTTCCCGGGGGTGAAGCATGGCCAACTTACCTCCCTTACCGTCCATACCGCCTATACGCGCCCCTGAGCCTGTGTAACCACCGCCGTCATACGATGCTACTGCTGAGGCAGCTGCAAGCCCTTGTATCGCGTAAGCCATAGGTTGCGTTACCGCTAAAGCGGCCTCCATTGCTCCTGGCGCCATACCAGGCCCAACTATTGGAATTGCTGCCGTACTTTGGAAAGCATTTAAACCTGCCATTAGTGATGCTGCCTGCGCGTTAGCTGCTATCCCTGATGCGCCAGCTACGGCTGTACTTTTACCCACGGTCATTTGAACAATCTTGTAGGCCAGCCACTGAGCTGCCATTTGCCCTCTAATGCGTTCACAACCCCTCTAGCCATTCCTTGCATAACGCCTTTAAAGGCATCACCAAGACTTTGACTATCAAATACAACTGACTCAATAGCGCTCCCCATTCGATTAGAAAAGCTCTCTACTGTGAATGCTGCTAACTGGTCAAAGTTAACTAAAGCCCCTTGCGTTGCTTCCAGCCACTGCTCCCAAAACGACTGACTAGTTTCGGTTAAGTTTTCGTAAGCAGTAAACCCGCGTTCCTCGAAGTTATCCCAGAACATGCCGGCATTTTCTGCCATTGTTTCGTCAAACGTGAAAGCACTTGCGTTTATTTCGTCAATGAGTGAAAGGCTGTTTAAGAACGAACTTTCTACCTCTTTGGTAGCCGCTTCTACTTCTTTTGTTACTTCTTTTAGGGGGGTTATATCGATATTCGTAACAGCGCCTTCAAGGTTGAACATATCATCCATACCTTCAAAGATATTGTTAGTCGATCCAAAATCAGGATTATCCAGTTCGCTAAGCTGATCGACTATCTTATTGATATCAGCGTATAACGTATTAGCGGTTCCTTTGAAATCTGCTGCTTGCTGAGCTATTTCATCCGTGCTTAATCCAGAGAAGAAACCCGCAAACGGGCTATACTTTGCGAGGGATGCAGAAGCTGCAGCAACCTCAAACATACCAGCTGCCATTCCTTTAAATGCTTTTTCTCCTCTTAGCAAATGCTCGTTTAGACCACCTTCTAATACTTCGAGCAAATCGGCGAGCGGCTCAGCAAAGTTTGAAGCTAACTTATTGCCTATGCTGCTGGTAGTTGCCTCTATCCTCTTAAACTCATTTGCCAGTTCGGCCATTTTTTCAACTTCTGCTTGGCTCATGGCTAGGTTCAAGTTGTTGAACTGATCAGAGTATTCTTTAATAGCAGCGCCGTTATTTTGCAGCGCTGGAAGTAACAGCGTTGCATCGTTGGCTATCGCTTCCATATAGAACACTTGCTCTTTGGCTGATACGTTCGCATCATCCATTGCCTTTTTAACGGCTATTAGAACATCAGTGCTAGATAAATCTTTAAGAGCGTCAGCGGTCAATCCGACCTTCGGTGCAACTTGCTCGAAGAAGTCTTTGAAGGGGCCTGCACCGGTAGCGATAAAATCACCAAGCTTGTCTTGAACATCTTTTGAAATGTCTGCGAACTTTTCTTGTTCGATGTTAAACATACCAAACGCATAACTTAATGACTGGAACTCCTCTACGTTCAACCCTGCTAGTCTTGCCTGGGCTTCAAGTTCTTTGGCATTATTAGCGCTGGATACCACAAACGCACCAAAAGCAGCTGTTACTCCCGCAACTGCGGCCGCGGTTCCTGCTGCATGTTTTGCTACTGTCCCTAGTTTAGAGTTTATAGCCGTGAAGGCTTGCGCGGTTTTATCCTGCGCTGATATTACAAATTCATATTTCGACATATGATTTCACTTTAAAAGGGGGGCTAATTCAAACAAGGCGCTCGTTCTAATGAGGAAAAAACGAGCATAGGCAACGTTAAAACCTACTTTTATAGATCTAGCCCCCATAAACTTACATAACTCTAACGAGACCTCGATAATCAACTGGGGCAACATCAATATCCCATTGGTGCTTTACTTCTAGCCCGTCAGTTCGGCTAATTTCCTTTGTCATTACTGAGGGGGCTTTAGAGCCGCGCAGCTTAAATAGGCAAATACTACTTTGCTCTTTTCTTGCTGATAGAAACCAACCATCAAAATCAACAAGACGAGGCTCCACGATTACAGAAAGCTTTTGCTCATCCAATAGCGCTTTGTTGTATTCACCTACGACCTTGGCCGCTTCAATAGACTGTGCCGGCGATGTAATTACAAAGCGAGGCTGCGTGATCGCGAGTTGGGTTTTTGAATCACCAGGCAAATTAGGGAAATAGTTTTTTTGCCCATACATTAGGCCAAGTGCCGCCGCCAAATCATTGGCAAAATCGCCGGTTTTAGTAACAACATTTTTATGATCAGCGTGGAATAATTCTTTCTCATCGAATGCAACCGGGTTACTTGTCAGTATTGAGTAAACCTTCGTTCCTATAAGGCGTTCATAAGCTTGCGCTACTGTTTTAATAATCGCGTCTAAAGCGCCCTTGGCACCGTTTATTAACGTCTGTCTGGGTATAGCTAAAATATCACCATATGTAGCGAGAGAAGCGTTAGCCACTTCACCAAAGAGTGAGTCAAAACGTCTGTAAGTTTCGTGTTCACTTACTTTGTTGGGTTCTGGCAATAGCGCTGCAGTGATTATGTTAGTAAAGTGAAAGTTATCAAGTTCATCCTCTCTAACCCAGTTCGCCCATGTACCAGGAACACCGCCCCATTTTTCGAGTAACACACTAGACGCTACATCTCGGAAAAGTTCGGGGAAATCTACAAAGTTTAGAAACGTTGTCATTATTTCGCTTCGGGCCTGCTCGCTTGTCATTCTTTCGCGGCGCTGATCCGTTCTGTCAATTTTTGACTCAATGTTATGAAGATGGTCTATGCTAAACTCTCGCAATGTAGCGCGCGCTATGTCATAAATATCTTCGGTAGAATCACCACGAATTATGCGCTTTACTTGTGCTACGGCATTAGATCGAACGGCTAATTGATTACTCATTCTACTCTCCCCAAAATACGCCAATCTTCGCCAGCGTCTTTTCTTTTGTTGCAATGATTTCAAGACTGTATTGCTCACCTTTTAATAACTCAATCGTTGAAACTTGGCGCGCTCCGTGGTCTACGCTATATGCATCAAACAAACCCGCCAGACTAACTTTCGAGCCGTTAGAGTGGAGAAAAAGACTAACGCTGCTAATGTCAGAAGGGTTTTCTTGAATAAAAGTCGCTTTGCCTGACTCAGCTGTGAATTTTACTTCTAAGCTTTCCGTTACTTGCTTTTTTACAAGCTGTTTAATCTTACTCATTTGCTAGTACCTACCATCTAATTTAATGCTTTGCTCTTCGAGCATCTTTTCAATTGACCAGCCCCGACATAAATAAATCTATTACCACCGTGATGAAGTGCGTCTCCGTATGTGTCAAAAATTCCGCAATCTGGCCCTTTGCCGCCGTTCTGAATTGCAACAGTAGCGTCTGGTGAAAAAAAGCCGTCCGTAGCGACGCCTAAAGTGAAATTCTTCAATAATCGAAGGTATGTTTTTCTGTCATTGCCTCGATGATGCGAAAGCAATACACAGTGAACAGCTGCAAGAAACGTGTACTTGTAACGCGTTAAGCTAACTTTTACGCAGCCAAGCTCCTTAAGCGGTACATGGCCCCGTAAACACCAGTTGTTAAACGTGGTATTCCGCATATCTCTAAAAACTGTTTTTTATCTAGTACCGGTTCCGTTAACTTCATAACTAAGTGAATGTAATTAATATATTCACCATATTAACCGCTGTACGAATAAACAGTTATAGGCTGCTTTGTGGGTGGGTTGTGAAAAGGCTAAATTTCTTTAGCATTTGATTGGTCACGCGATTGGTCATGATTGCCCTGTAGGGCAACTAGAACGCGCTTTGTGGTTGGTCGCTCGATTGGTCACCAGTCGAATACGACTTAAAAGCAGTCGAAATTAACTAATTAGATAACTAAAGTTAACTAATTGGTGTGAGTAAAATCGAAAGAAGTGCAATTTGGGTATGGTTTGGGGTGTGGTTCTGCCTTTTTGCAAAGCCTTTAAAGCTGGGCTGTTTGGTGTGATCTGGGGTGTGGTTTTGGTTACTGCCTAGCGAAATAGATAATCCTTGTTTGAGGACTGTTTAGTCCTAATATCGGGATTTTCGATAGTTAAGGGTATTCCTCAATGGAATACCCGAATTTTGCCCCATACTACTGTAAATACGTTATTTTTTACCCGTTCTACTTTTTTCTATTGGCGGTATACTGGCGTGATTGTGTATTCCCTTTTAGAATACCCACAGGTTCTAATAACTTGCTGTAATCACTGTTTATTTCGGGATTTTCTGAATTTTTCACGCCAGACATATGACTGGTCACAAGCCAAACTCTTGTTACTCAACGGCTTTTAATTTTGCGCTGCCTGGCACTTGTTGATAACTAACCCACAAGTCTTTTTCCCTCTGCTCGTTCAGAAAATCGTCCTCGGCTTCTACCGCTTCATCAATTAGGTCAGATGCGGCCCAAAGAAGGTTTCCAGTTAATGCGTCATTTAATTTACAACCTTCACTTTCTAACGTTCGCATAGCCTGCAGGATTGCAGACGCCTTTTTCATGTTCGCGCTTACTTTATCTTCTAGGTCTAGGGCTTTGTTGATCATTGATGTTGTCATGGGGTTGTTCCTCGTTCGTTTGTTTTCGTTGAAACAGTCAGTATCGTTTTAAAAACCGTATAAGGATTTTAATTCTCGTTTAAAAGTTCGGTTTTCGTCGCTATGTTCGAATCGATTTGTAGGGCGAGGTGCTGATAATCGTTGATTAGTTGAATCGCCGCTGTTGCTTCTCGCGCTATTTCGCCAGGCGAGAACACTTCATTTATTCGATCACCTGCGCTATCAGCAAAAGCTAGCTGTGTTAGCAGTGTAATTGCATCGTGAAAAGCTCGGCCATAATACTTGGCTATTGGCTCAACCTTATGTAACGGTTGTGTGTCTCTTATCCTTACGGCATTGTCACAAATCATTTGGATATTATCTTGGATGTAGCTCATGGTATTTCTCCGTTGTTAGGGACAACTCGTTAATGTATATTGGTACGTACCAATTAAACATAGCAGGCGGTACGTACCAGTGCAAGATAAAAATAAAAAAAGTTTTGAACGTTTAGGCTCAACAAGAAAGCAAATTCGTTTTGAAGATGAGCTTCTATCCAAGATTGATGAAGACAGGGCCAAAACTAACCAGGCTTTCTCTGAGTGGGTAAAGGATGCGTGCGAACGTAAATTAAAATCTTAATTTTCGGCCTCGCGGTGTTTTACCCTTAAATTCCTTCATATTTTTTCAATAAATAGTGAGTCAAAATAACTGTATGTATGGCTTACTATTAAGGAGTACAGAAACTGTACACTGGGTGGCATTTTCTGTTTTTCGTAACTTATTGATTTTTATGATTTACAAAAATTAGACAGTGTACGGAATCTGTACCGCTAAACTTAGCCAGTGTACAGAATCTGTACCGCTAATGAGGTTTGCTGTACAGATTTTGATACCTGGCTTTTTTAAGCGCACCGCTTGTTGTCAATATCATCTATGAAAGTTCTAAGCGCTTTGTTAGTTGGTTTTAAATCCATTTCAAAGCCCCTGATTTCGTCTACGCTTTCATAAGTAAGTGCGTAGTAATTCGGGGTGCGGCCGTTCTTACCTAAGCCAGAGCCTTTACTCAACTCTATGAAGCGTCTTGCTTGTAACTCTCTCAACGCTGCGCTTAAGGTTGATTTTGATTTAAACCCCTTATCACACAGCTGTGAATGAACGGCGCACAACTTACCGTTATTATTTCCTTTGTATTGATATGCAAACCAGAGCAACAAGCGAACAGAATTAGCACTTAGGGCGTGAAAATCTGCATGCTCCATTACTCTGTTTGGAATACCAGCAAAAGGCCGTGTTTTACTCTTTGCCATGACTCCCCCAGCAACTTACCCTTAAATGGGTAAATAATTACCCGAAAAAAGGTAACCCCGAAGGGTTACGCTGCTTCTTCATCTGGGTTGTGCCAGGCTTCGAAATTGACTTTAGGAAGGCCGCGATTCGACCGATAAGCATTCAAAATCCTTTGGGCCTTAACCCTGTCCTTATCACTGGCTAGCCAATATCGGCTAAATGGTTTCTGGTTAAAGTAAGCCACCGTGTTAAAGTCAGGCTGAGAAACAAAGTTAATTCCCTTTTCATTTTTTAGGCTACTGATCGTTGTATGCAAACAAGACTCTCGATAAGCATTAAACGCCTCTGGCTGTGTAATTCCTCGTGGTCCGTTGTGAAGAATCGAGAAAAGAGCCATTTCAATCTTGTAAGGGGGCCGTTTTTCAGTAGTATCAGAACTGTAAAGTCGTCTATTTTCCTCATTACTGGAATTGGCTGAGTTATCATTGGTTGAAGTCTTAATTAAGCTGCCCTTTGTGGCAGCTTTTTTTTGTCTGTTCATTTTGAGATCCTCACGCGTCAAACTTTCGAACTGGGCGGCGATGCTTTAAAACTTCAGCCATATTTATTCGTAACAACCTGTTTAAATCTTCTTCGGTGGCGCTACTGGCATAGAGCATCATTGCCCCGAAAAAATGGTTAAGTTCTATTTCTTGCCCGGCTTTGTGCTTATTAGCCATATCAATTACAAGCTTAAGTGCTTCAGCTTTTAAAATTGGTTTTGGTAGTTTGCTAATCATTCCGCCCCCTCGACTTTCATACCTTCAATCCACTCTTTGATCTCAGAAATCTTGTAGCGAACTCTATGCCCTAGTTTGTAGTAAGGGGGCGGGTTATTTCCGAGGAGCACTCCTGTACTTCTAGACTTGCGCACGTTGTGTTCGTGTATCCCCAAGTAACGCGCAAACTCTTTGCTAGTGATTAGTTCATTGGTTAAGTTCATGGCGGTCACCTTAAGCGGCAATTGTCTCGAGCAATCGGCTAGCCCGCTCTTTTCTCTGCAAAACAAGCCTCTTAACGAGCGCTTTTAGTTCGCTTTCTGGCATGCCAATAGACCGCGCTGATAAGACAGCGTTAACCTCGTCTTTTATATAGCCTGTCGCTTTGGTGCCAATTTGAATTGGTGGGGTAAATGTGCCGGCTTTAACCTGTCGCCATAAGGTTGTAGATGATTGGCGTGTTATTTCTAACACTTCGCTTTGTTTAAGAATTGAGATAGAAGATTGCATTTTAAATTACCTTGTTTCCGTTAAGTTCAAGGCAATTCTCTTTGTTTCAAATGTGAAAGTAACGGACAAATAAAAAGGTTATTTGTCCGCTTTTTTCCAACGCCGCCAGCGTCTGACAAATGATTCGGGGTCTTCGACGAATTCGGAATCTACTAATTTGTATTTTTTTGCGATGCCAATCAACTTTTCAGCCAGCTGGATTTGGCTAAGATTAGCTTCATTCCGCAGATTTGATTCTGTCCAATGATTAAACATTTCAAAAACATATTGGTTTTTTCTTCTGGCGCTTTCATTTCCAGCTTTTGGTACTTCGCGGCCAAAGAAAATATGTTCTAAAGAAACCGAACCACGCGCTCCAAAGTAAAACTCAAATGCCTCAGCAACCAGTAGCATTAGTTCTGGGGGCGGATACTCACCAGCCCTTATCAGACCTAAAAAAGCATCTAACGGACTGCCTTCCCATTGCTTTAACGTTGATCTGTCATCCTCTCCATGTTTCTCCATTAGCATCGCATTTCTTGCCCCATGAGCTCTTAAGTAGGCGTCTTCTAGGCCTGTAGAAAGGGAGTGTTTCTCCTTTAAATCTGAGTCATGTTCTTGCTTTATCTTTTCTAGGTAATCCCATGTATTCCTTAGGTGTGGAGAATTAGCCATTAATTACACTCCACTATTCTATTCGACCACCATTCCATCATCATACGACGGCGATCTAAGTATTGAGCGCGGTTATATGCTGCCCTAACTTCGTTTTCATCCTTATGGGCCAGAGCAGCTTCAATAACATCATGATCAAAGCCCTCCTCGTTTAAGGTTGTGCTAGCAAGCGCTCTCATTCCATGAGCGACTAACCGCCCCCTAAAACCCATATCTCGCAATGCTTTGTTTGCTGACTGTTTGTTCGCTGCCTTTCTTGGGTCGATATGCGAGGGGAAAATATATTCTCTATGAAAACTTAGAGGCTTCATCAATTCGAGAATTTCTAATACTTGGGGGGTAAGAGGTACCAGGTGTGGCCTATCCATTTTCATGCGATCGGCGGGTATGGCCCAAACTGATTGAGAAAAATCTATTTCTGACCATTTCGCCTCCGCAGCTTCACCAGGGCGTACCATGGTATGTAACTGGAACTCAATTAAACACCGGGTAGTTATTTTGGCAGACGAATATTTTAAGGCCTTAACGAGTTCGGGTAATTCTTCGGGCTTTAAAGTCGGTTGATGCTTTACCCTTGTTGAAGGTATTAACTCTTTAATACCTATTAGCGGGTTATGGTGAATAATGCCAGCATTTACAGCGTAGGTCATAACGCTATTCATTCGTCTAGCAACTTTGCGCGCTATTTCGTGGCTATTTCGCCCCACTATAGCGTTAATTACCTCTATTGCTTTAGGCGCTGTTAATTGCTCAATCGGTACTCTACCAACCAGAGGAAAAACATCGTTAGTAAATGAGCGCTTTATATTTTTGAGCGTTCCCTCCGATACTTTGCTGGCATGAATATCGAACCACTGTTTAGAAACACTCTCGAAAGTTTGGGAAGCAGATAGCACCGCCTTTTCTTTCTCATGATCTTTATGCTTTTTGGGGTCAATATCTTTAGCGAGCAGTTTTCTAAACCCCTCGCGTTGCTCCCGAGCATCAGCAAGTGAAACATCGGGATAACTACCTATTCCGATGTTACTTCGCTTTTTAGTGTGAGGTTTGGAATAGTTGAATATCCAAAGCTTAGAACCGTTTGGTTTGATGCGTAAAGCAAGACCTTTTCCATCTGATAGGTTGTATTCCGTATCTTTCGGTTTTGCTTGTTTTACTTGGGTTGCGCTTAAGGCGGTTACGTTCCTAGGCATGTTTTTGTAACACCGTTTTTGTAACATTTAGTTGTTGTTACGTTTAGTGTTACTAAAAAAATGAAATGTTGCAAACGCCTATGAAATCTAATGAAACGAAAAAACACGTTAAACCATTGATACAGTTGGGTTTTGAAAGCTCTTAGAATTTATTGAAATATAGAAATGGTGCCCGGGGCCGGACTTGAACCGGCACGCTGTTACCAGCGAGGGATTTTAAA